TTAAACGTCCACAAAAAGATATAATAGAAGAACGATTGTAGATGTATAGAAGCCAAGCTGAAAAGGAGTTTGCTACATACCTATCGGAAAGTAAGATTGAATTTGCCTATGAAGATTTCAGGATACCTTATGTGGTATCCAAACATTATACACCTGATTTCTTTTTTAAGAAGTATGGTTTCTTTATTGAATACAAAGGATATTTTAAATCGGCTGACAGGAAAAAACATTTACTAATTAAACAACAGCATCCTAAGTTAGATATTAGATTTATATTTCAGAATGCTATGAATAAATTAAGCAAGAGGTCTAATACAACGTATGCTGATTGGTGCGACAGACATTATTTTAAATGGTCGCAAGGTAAGGTTCCTCGTCAATGGTTAAAAAAACAAAAGTAAAAACTACTATACATGTTTATAAAGAGCATAACTTATTTGATAAATTTAATTCATTTGTAAGTAATACTACTTCTATTAATGTAGAGCTTGAAGATAAAGATAAAGTTCCACCTAAAAGTCCTGAACAATTATTATTTTTAGCAGTAGTATACCAAGCATTACTTGATGCTACTAAACTACAACGTGTTAATGATTCAGAAGAAGTTAAACGCAATAGAAGAGAAGCGGCTAGTTGGTTTACAACTGAACATGGAACTACCGCTACTGATTTTGAGGAAGTATGTTTTCTTGCAGGACTTGAACCTCGTTTAACCAGATCCTTTGTTAAGAAAATCTTTAACAAAGAAATAAGTTTTGAACGTAGAAGAATTAATGTCTTGATTAACTCTAAGGATGAAGGTAAAAAGAAATGATGAAAGACTTCCTTTTAAATACTGAAGGACTAAAATTTAACGGTGAGCCTATACCACCTGAGATTAAATTAGAGGATGTGGTGGATACTAAGGTTGACCATCCTCCTCACTATACACAGAACTCTATGGAAACTATAGATGTTATAGAAAATTCTATGCCTCGTGTACATTTTTGTGGATATTTGCGTGGCAACATTTTAAAATACATGTTAAGATATGAATATAAGGGTGGTACTGAAGACCTCAAGAAAGCTCGTTGGTATCTTAATCGTCTTATAAAAACACTAACATAATCAACTACTTATACATATAATTGGAGAATGAGAGAATGAAACCTGTTTCTGAATACGGGCCGACTGTGCCTTCCTGTAATGATCTACACGCTTCTAAGTACCGCTTACCTAATGAATCATTTGATGAATGTATGGCACGTATAAGTCTTCATATGTCAGATAATGAAGAACACTTTACTCAGTTAAAAGAAATTTTACTCAACATGCGATTCATGCCAGCGGGTAGAATCCAATCAGCAATGGGAAGTCCAAGAGATGTTACAGCCTATAATTGTTTTGTATCAGGCACTATCAAAGATAGTATGCAATCTATCATGGAGAAAGCTACACAAGCAGCAGAAACAATGCGCAGAGGTGGTGGTATTGGGTATGACTTTAGTAATATACGCCCTAGCGGTGACAGGATTGTTAGTCTTGATAGCTCCGCTAGTGGTCCTGTTTCTTTCATGCGGATTTATGATGCTATTTGCAGGACTATTGTATCGGCTGGTCACAGGCGAGGAGCTATGATGGGAGTGTTACGTGTAGATCATCCTGACATTGAAGAGTTCATCAGGTCTAAACGTAACGGTCATGCTTTAACTAACTTTAATATTTCAGTAGGTGTTACGGATAAGTTTATGGAATGCGTAACTAAAGATGCAATGTTTCCTCTTACCTTTAAAGGTAAAGTCTATAAGGAAATAAATGCAGCGGCTCTTTGGGATGAAATCATGAGAGCTAACTGGGATTGGGCAGAGCCTGGGGTTTTGTTTATTGATCGTATCAATGAAGAAAATCCTCTTTATTATTGTGAGAGTATAGCCGCCACTAATCCTTGTGGTGAACAACCCTTACCACCATTCGGTGCTTGTCTTCTGGGGAGTTTTAATCTTGTTAAATATGTAAACGTCCAAAGAGTTGGTAGTAATCTTAAATATAGATTTGATTTCGATCAGTTTACTAAAGACATACACATTGTAGTTAATGCTATGGATAATGTAATCAATCGAACTATCTATCCTTTACTTGAACAACGTAAGGAAGCAGAACTTAAACGGCGAATGGGATTAGGTATAACAGGATTAGGTAATGCTTTAACCCTTATGGAAATGGAATACGGTAGCTCTATAACCATACGTTTTATACGTAAGTTAATGCGTTGTCTTACCTATACTGCTTATGAAGCTAGTTCAGATAGAGCGGTAGAGCATGGAACATTTCCTTTGTATGATGAGGAAAAATATTTAGCAGGTAAATTTATTTCTAGATTTCCTGATTACTTAAAGGAGAAGATTAAGAAACAAGGTATGCGTAACAGCCATCTTATTTCCATAGCTCCTACTGGAACTATAAGTTTCTGTGCTGATAACATATCAAGTGGATTAGAACCAGCCTTTTCTCATGAAGTAAACCGCACCGTCAATACGGAATTTGGTTTAGTTAATATTATTCTCAAAGATTATGTCTATAATAAATTTGATAAGAGAGGAGAAACTACTGAAGACCTTACTACCGATGCTCATCTAAATACACAGATAGCTTGTCAACCCTATGTTGATAGTGCTATATCTAAAACGATTAATGTTGGAGAGAAAGTTACCTTCCCTGAGTTTAGAGATATCTATACTAAAGCTTGGAAGGGAAATCTTAAAGGAGTAACTACCTTTCGATTAGCAGGGAAAAGATATGGCATCTTAAATAAAGTAGAAGCTAATGAGGCAGAAGGTACTGCTTGTTACTTTGATCCTGATACGGGACAGAAAGAATGTGCATAAATATTTGGCGTACAAAATATTCTAGATGGGTTGCTGGTAAGATCGCTATCTTAGATGCATGGCTATGGCGTAAATGTTGGAGTCATAAAAGTGGTAGTAATTAAAAGTATCCAAGAAAAGATAGACGTTTTGAAACACGAGGTAGATGTACTAAGAAATATCTATAACTCTATGGACCATGATGGTGGTAGATTTAACACCGCTGCCTCTGTTTTAGAAGAACGTATTAAACAATTAGAGTTTGATGAGTCATTTCGTAGGTAAAAATAAAGAAATCCTCTGTACGCCATTTTAAAGCCCGTACAGAGGAATCTCTTGTTTTCCCAGGGTAGCCTACCAGAAGGGGTAGGAGATGGCTACTCACAGAGCAACCTAGAGGATCAATTATCCTTCTTCATCACCTTAGACATGGCCCTACTCCCAAACCAGAAGGATAGGACGGCTGCAAATAGTCCTTGGGTATTTTCATTCCAAATTTGGTCTATCATGGCAGGGTGAACCAGACTAAAGATAACTGATATCTCAACTCCAACAAACATGAAGAAGAAAAAATAAGTTATCACTGGTCTAACCGATGCCCTTAATGCTGAGATAAAAGGACTACTAGTTTTTAAAGTCTGGTCATGTTTATATAAAGACTTCAATTCTTGGATCTCTGCTTTGAGATCAAGCTCCTTTAATTTATTAGCAGTTAAAGCTTCAGCATATTTAGCTTTAGCTGCGTATAATTCTAATTCAAATTCATGGTCTTGCTGTTTCCTAAAGTATCCTAATACTTCAGGTACTACCCCACTTGCAAATCCTAATAGTGAACCAATAAGTGATATCATGATTTAATCTGTCTCCTTAAATGGATGTTCTTCTGCTCCATTAAATACTTTTAATATTTCATTTTGAATGGAAGATAATGCTGTATATAATAATGTTACTTTAACATCTCCCATTATCCAATTATCTGTTGTTCCATCTTCACTAAAAGATAAAACAAAAGCTCCATTAACTTTAGAATTATTTCTTATCTCTTCTTGAACTTTATCCATAGAAGATAATACAAAATGATGAGTCTCTTCAGGAGTTAGTTCTGTTTCCCCTATTCCTACATCCATTGTTATGTTTGGTTTGTGTGGATGTAAGTGAACAACATTACTAACTACAGGTGGTTCATCAACCATTGTAAGGTTTTCCTCCGAAGGTAGGTAGATTTTTATATTTAGAAGTTTTAAAAATAGTTGGAACCATTCCTCTTCCATAAACCTGTAAGTCCATATCTACTCCTTCCTTTTCTAATAGATGTTCAAAGTCTTGAGCCAAAGCTAATAGCTCACCTGTCGTATAGAATACATGTTCAGTATTAGTCTCGTCATCTAGTATCCCTGTCTTTAACCACTTCTGTTTTCCATATAGATCTACCGCATCTACATCTTCCGGTGTACCGTCTGCCGCACAGTCCATACCAAAGATATGAAAACTTCTAAAGCCTAGTGTATGCATTAGTCCTACACTACGCATAGCAGAACAAGTTCCACCTGTTATAAGTTGCTGTCCTTCTAAGTCTGGTAGTTCTAACAAAGCTCCAGTATAAGCGTGCCATCCTATGATCTTAGCTTTCTTTTTATGAAGATACTTTGTTACGTCAATGTTAGTCATACTTGCAATGAAGTATCTGGTACTAGGATGCGGTTTCTTTAGAAGTTCCTTACGTACAATACCATGTGTGGATGTCCCTTCAAAAGGACGAGGATCAAGGATAACACAACCCCAAGGGATAATACCATTCTCAATAAGAATATTATGGGAATGTTTTACACATACAACTTTACCCCCTTTGTTCTGTAACTCCCTAATCTTTTCAATATCATCTACCATCGAAGGACCAGCGGATACAATAATAGCTTCTCCATTATGCCAGTGATATCTTTCTACCATCTGACCATTAAAGATTTTCATATTCTCTTCTACATTATCTTGAATGTTATCAGGCGGTACACAATCTCTAGGTGTTACTTGAACAGGGACACGGTGAAATTCTGGTACTGGTCCTAGCTTACGATCATTAACAATCATTACTAGATTAACAATACCCCCATTCTTTACAGGGTCATTAGAAGCTATAATCAATCGTCTTTGTTCTTTACTTGTTCTATCTGTACCACCCAGGATTTCATTAAATAATTTATTAACTCCTAGAAATTCTTTCGGTGGTATCTTACCATCAGTATCTTCTGTATAGTAATCATCCATAATAATAACAGGGATATGTTTACAGTATTCATAATCACTCTTCACTGTTTCTTCTGAATGACCACCATCAATAAAAACAAAATCAGGTTGGATATTATAAGTCTTACATAAAGCAGGGTCTTTAAGAATTTTTAATTTATCTTTTGAATCTCCTTGCATGAGATAGAAAGTTAATGTCTTATCTAATTTAGCATACTCTTCTGCTAAAGCTGTAAGTTTTAATTCAACAGATCGTTTAGTAAAATGTTTCTTAACATTAAATTCTTTTTCATCAGTTGCTTCAGTAGCTTCTTCAAATAAATCTACCCCAGTATAATGAACTTTATTAGATGAATTGAATGCAGCTTGTATCATACTTGATGCAGTCTCTCCATTCCAAGTTCCAACTTCTAAAATATTCTTGCGTTCATAATGCTCTATGACTCTACAGATATCAAAGTATCTAGTGCCTTGTGTATTCGTACCTACGAAACTTGTACCCGCATACTTCTTATTTCCTTTTAAATGAACTATGTGATTACCAAGAGGCGAAACATCGAAGGCATCTAAATCCTCACAGTCAGGGGTGAAGTTTCTAGTTATCATACCATGTACTTCATGTAGAGTACGTAGTCTATCAAAGACAAAGTTATCCGCGAAACACCGTAAGGCTAATACCTCATCACTGGTATAATAGTTTACATAATCTTCTATAAATACTCGTGTGACGGGACTAGTGGTACAGTATCCAATATAAGAAGAACAGGTAGCATAGGCATTCTTTCTTCCAAGAAAAGTTAGATCTGGTATATCACCATCTTCATTAACTTTATGTGCTTCATCTAATAGTTCATGTGTAATCGTATCATAGGTAACACTATCAGCATCCAGCCATATTAACCAATCACTTCCTGCCTCCTTTGCTTTATAGAAAGCCATGTGTTGTGCATAAACTTTATGACTAAACTTAATAGCGTCTTCATAAAAGTTATAAGCAGCTTTAGGATTTTGCTTACCATTGAATTGTTTATTACGCTCTTTAAATTCTAAAAGGTTATCATTCTCTAACAGATCAAAGTATTCTATATTCTCTGCTGTTGGAACATCATCTGGTAATGGATAACCATCACAGTAAACTAAAAGATTAATATCTTTAGGCCAGTATTCTATAAAACTTTTAAGAAACTTCTCTCCATATACTTCCCAATTACTAATAGGAAAGGATGTGACAATTGTATACTTCATTATTATCCTATTAAATCATTTATAATTAAATTCTTTGGAACACTACTTAAATAGTCTATCCAAACTTCTCCATAATCACAGTCTCTATATTCCTCAAACCAAGGACCACCCTTGGTATAGTGTATAGCTTTAGGAGTAGAACCTGCTGTTACCCCTGGTACAAAGTTCCACTCTCCTGGTAACGGACCTATATCTTTATCCTTTACCCATTGAAACTTATGTAGATAAGAACCTGATGATTGATTAACAGCTATATGATCTAACTTCTGTACGGAAGGATGATTAAGATTAAACAACATCATAGAAGACCAGAGCTTCTTGTTATACCTAGTCTGTATCATGCCATCCATCTTCTGCCGTTCTGTTTTCTCTGGTAGCCAATTAAACTTAACACACATAACAGCATACTTATCATCAGCTAAATCAAATAGCTTATTGATATCTTCATTAACAACTATATCCCCATCAAGAAACAAAGCCCAACCATCCAGTTGTTGATGGCGGCATATCTCAGGTACAAGAAATCGGGTAAAGGAAAATTCAGTAGAGAAAGGTTTATTATCTATGGAGTCAAAGTATTGTCCATTAGCATTGGTAAAAGATTTACGATAGTAAAGCTTATCATTACGTAGTTGTTTCTGGTGGACGTATTGAATTGAAAGATCAGGGTCAGAACTATTAGTAAGGATTGTAAACTTACAAACAATAGAACCTATCGCTTCACGGTTATCCCAACCGATAAAGACATGTCTATCTTTAGCCATAATTATATTAATATCTCTGTGTAATTAAAAGATTAACTATAACATAACGTAAGAGTTAGAGGTTATACAAGAACTATTTTTACCTTGGAACCATCTCTTTAAGACGTTCTTCAATCAACGGTCCAAACTTTCTTAGTTTCTTCTGAAGTCTTGGTATCTGACCTTGAAGTTCTACAGCTACTCTCTCACGTAAAGCTCTTACTCCTAAGTTAACTACTTTTTGTGGAGACTGATCAGCTAAAGCTTCTTCATTAAGTTGACTTACTTCATTAAGTAATACATCTATTTCGTTATTGATCTCATTTATACTTGCAGAGTCGGTAGCTCTATATAGATCAGCATGTAGTTTAGCTAGATTAGATAGATAATAATCCTGTAGGTTTTTAGATTGACCTTTCCAGAAATTAAGTAATCGTTTTTCTCTACGTGCAGTAGATACATCTTCTGGAGTAAACCCTACTGCTTGTTTTAATCTATCGCCTAGTGTTACTTGGTCTGCTGGTAACATAACCCTACCTTGAGTAGTTCTAATAGGCATATCAAGATATCCACCCACTGCTGACTCAGCGGCATAGCGTAAAGATAAAGGAAGTGGAGAAGTAATAAGCATAGGATAGTTTCCAAGCTTAATAGCTTCATGTATTCGCATAGCTGTATCAGCCATTAGTCCACCAAATGGTCCTGTTGCAGCCATCAGATCACCTTGCATTAATGTAAAGGGTAATACCTCTCCTGCACCCATACGTCTGGATACATCCATACCTGTAGCTCTACTTAGTCCACCTCTCATTATTACCTCTACCATTTCAGGATGGAGATAACCAAGCATAGCTTCTCGTACACCATACTCTAGATCATAGTCATATCCTCTGGTAGCTCTACTGGCAGCGGCAAGAAGTTGTCTAAGATTTTCTGCAAAGGGTAGTCCCATCATCCCACCGAATGCTACCATAGCTAGTAGCATACTACCCATCATTGTTGAACCCATCTTCTTATCAACACCAGCTACCCTCATAGCTTTAGCCCATAGTCCAAAGTATTGTAGAGGAAAGGACATAAACTGAGTAGCTACATTCATAAGACCTGATCTAAATAGCTCTGGTCTGTTTTCCTTACCAATCAGGAACTGTGTATTATAAACCATCATTTCCCCTGCTAATTCAGGAGTCATCTTGCCTTCATGGAACATGGTTACTTCAGAAAACTTTTGGAAATTACGGAGATTTTTATTTGATTTGGTAGCTAGTCTATAGGTAGCTAAAGCTGTAGAGATACGATTTATTTGCTCAACACCCCCAAACATAAAGGCTGAAACATCCATTACTTTTTCCATACTTCGTGCTGTAGTACCCACAAGTCTTTGACCTTCTAATACTTCTCCTAATCCTTGTTGATATCTAGCACCAAGATCAAGGTTAACATTAGCTTGTATATCTCCCTTACGTGAAAGGTAACGTAAGTAATTCCATTCATCTTGAGTTATACCTTTATATGGAGGTTCTTTTAGTTGAAAATCAAAACCATAAGTATCAAGCCTATTTTTAATTTTCATTAACTTGACAGCATCTTTTAATCCACGTAGAACTTCTTTAGTAGCTAAAGCAGGATTACCTGTCATAGCAGTAAGAAGAGGAATGGTAGTAACAAAAGGTTGACTAAGGTTAACCATAGCAGAAGAGAAGTTAGC